CACCAGATTTACCCTCCGAACCACCGGTAACTTCGTTGTTATAACCTAGATTTGGAATTTTTGTCATTAGATGTAATATTGCTTTTTCAACTTCTCTTCCAATTTTAGCAGTCATATTCCTATTATTAAATGTAAAATCCAATGCTATACTATCATCATGCCATCCTCCTCCTTTATATTTTCCATATGCTCTGTGATGAAAGTCATCTGCTCCTGTAATTTTAAAACCTGTTACTCCAGATAAAGATTTTATTTGGTTTGTTATATTAATTAATTGTTGCATAACCTTTGGTTGTACTGGTTTTAATGACCATGGGTTTTCAGCTGCATATTTTAATAAGGCTCTTTGTTTTATGGTTAATCTCTCACCATCTCTAGCTTTATTTTTTAAACGTTTAACTGCATCTAAAAAGTCTTGTGCTGACACTAGTTCGGTATGTCTTATTGGAACTATTTTTTTAAATTTGTTGTATGACTTATCACTATGGTATTCACCTTTTCCTCTTTTATCTTTTATAGGTATAGATCCACCGTTAGACATTCTACCAGTTATTGCAGGATTTAATGGTATAGAGCTTAAATCTATTTTACTTTCTGGTTCTTCGGTTAATATTTTTTTTAATTTTAAAGTTTTCATATTATATTTTGGATTTTAACAATATATTATATATAATATAAATATATTAATTAAAGATTTAACCAATGAAAAAAATAATTTTAATCGCAACTGCTATATTCATAGCAAATAATTTCTTATCTCAAAACACACCTAGTATAAATTTACATGTATCTGATTCTAGTATTTGTAATATATTTTATTTAGCTAATGATTCTATTCCTATAGATTCAATTTATAAATTAAATACTGGTAAAGATGAACTTAATATTGATATCGAAGATTTTGTTGGTATTGTATTTGAATTAGACATCAATGAAGTATGTTTATATAAACGTTCTTCAAAACCAACTTGTCGGGATATTGTAAAATACGAAATGTTAAAAGATAGTATAATTCATATTGTAGTAAATGAAATTAATACTATGTATCCTGATGACGAAAATATTTGGATATTAACTCATCGATACATTGATTTAAAAAATAATAAAACTGTTTATAAATACACTTGGAATATCAAAGGACGCGAAACTACATTAGTTACTATAACAGATAACATCTCAGTAATATTTCAATAACATAATATTTGGATATTACAAAAAAAATCTATATTATATAAATAATTAAATAATTAAATAATTAACCAATGAAAAAAATAATTTTAAACTTCGCAGCTATTTTTATAGCAACTCAAGCATTTTCTCAAAATCCAACCATAATAAATATGGCTGTTACAGATTCAAGCAAAATATCAGTTATGAACTTGAGAAATAGTGATATTTCTTTAGATTCCATTTATAATTCAGACACTATAATGACTTCAATGGGGGCTGGATATGATATATCTATTGTTTATGATCTTGAAGAAATGACCGGATGTCTTTATGGAATAGATGGGATACTGTGTGATGATATAATATCATACGAATTTCTATCAGACAGCGTCGTTCATATTGTTATGGATGAACTGAATGTTAACTATCCAGCAAAAGATAATGTTAGGATTAAAACTCATCGATACATTGATTTTAAAAATAAAATAACCACTTATAAATGGACTTGGGATATAGATAATATCAAATCCCATAGAGCAGTGGTAACCAATAATGTATTAATAAACAATCAAAATAACTAATCATGAAAAAGACAATTTTAACCCTCGCAGCTATATTCATAGTAACACAACTATTTTCTCAAGACGTAGAAAAAATCACTATTATTTCAGAAGCTTCTTTTGCTCATCAATTATCAGATGGAGATTATTCGTATAAACAATTAATAAAAACACAACCATATAGTAAAGGTTTTACCGAAAGAAGTATGTTAATTTATGATATTAAAAATATGAAGTCATATTTTTCTTCTAATTTGCAACAAAGTAATGTTGCGGATATTGTTAAATATGAAGTTCTTAATGATGGTACTATTCATATTGTTTGTAATGAACAAAATATATTATTTCCAGGAGATACTACAAAACGAATATTAACTCATAAGTATATTAATACTGATAAAAATTTAAGTGTATATACTTGGAAATGGGAAAATCTAAAAAAAATAGATCCGAATAATATTTACACTAATGTTAGTCGAGCTGTTCAGGATCTAAACCCAGAGATAACTATATATTAATATTAAAACATAAAAAAAAAGCCCACTCACATATGGGCTTTTCTACTATTAATATAATATTTTATTATTAATTTAATTAACTTGCTGGTTGTGGCTTCCAATTATTAGGACTTCCTACTTGTCCAAAGTAACCCCTTGTAAATCCTGCAGGAAGTGGATTTCCATAATATCCTGCTGCATCAGCTGGAGCTGTTTCACCACCACTATCAAATTCAGCCTGAACACGTGCCATTCCGTTTCCGGCATCTTTATACGTTCCCTTTTTATAGTTTTTTTGCGCATTGGCTATTGGAATATCCATAAACATGTTTGTTTGTGGTTGAGTTTTTCCGTGAAGATGATTTTGCCATTGCTCAGCTAATTGTTTTTTAACTACTGATTCTAAACCATGTTCTCTAATAGTTTGCATTACGCTTTCAAATACTAATCTTCTTTTAGATTTGTCACTTAAACCTTTAGTTCCAAATCTAAGCATATTTTCTGCTAATAAATTTTTCATTGATTGTTCCTTTTATAATAATAAAATATCTTTTATACATATAAATATAGTGTTATTTAATTTTATCGTAAATTTGTATATACAAATAATTTTTCTTATATTTATTAATATAATGGAAACTATTAAAGCTACATATCAAGAAATAAAAATGGCCACTCGGCCTAATGTGTATATTAATAGAAAAAAATATAAAAGAAATAACAAACATAAAAACAAGGAGTTATAAAATGGCACATTACCGTTATAAAAACAAAGTTACAGATGATTTAGTAGATGCAACTGACATAGTAAAACAAGTAGGTAGAATGATAACTGAAGGTAAAACTGATGTTAAGTCTGCGTTAGATAATTTATCTAGAGCAGTAAAGAAATTAGAATCAGCTAAATATTATATCGATCGAGAATAATGCATCGTGTATTTCCATACTTAATATTAAGTATTGCATTGATTTTAGCATCAATTGCAGCATATTATAGCGTATTTGGATTAAGCAAATTATTTTCATCACAAGCAACGGCTGTTATAATAATGGCTTCTGCATTAGAAGCATCAAAGTTAACGACTGCTTTATATCTACATAGATATTGGAAACATGTTGCATTATTAACAAAAACATATTTAATATCTGCATTATTTATATTAATGTGTATAACATCATTAGGTATATATGGATTTTTAGTTTCCGCATATCAAGAAACTGCATATAATGTCCAAGAAGTAGATCAAAAAATAGCTTTACAAAATAATAAAAAAATTAGATTCGAATCACAATTAAAAACTATTTCAACAGAAAAAGAATCATTAAATAAAAATATTACAGAATTAACAACAGGATTATCTAATAATAAAATACAAAGAAAAGATCGAGATGGTAATATTATTACTACAACTTCGGGGTCTACTAGGAGGGCTTTAACAAAACAATTAGATAATTCTATTAAACGACGAGATACATTAGCAGTTAAAGAATATGCATTAACAGATTCTGTTTCTAATATAGATTTAAAAATATTAGATTTACAAACAAATTCAGATGCTGCTGCTGAAATAGGACCATTAAAATATGTTGCTAAAATATCTGGTAAGGATATAGATAAGGTAGTTAATTGGTTTATTTTATTGTTTATAATTGTATTTGATCCATTAGCTGTTATATTATTAGTTTCAGCACAACATTCTTTTAACGTTACTAATACTAAAAATATATACGGAGAAACAAAAAATTACTTTAAACAAAGAAATAAAGATATAACTAAAATTGTTAAACAAAATATGAAAAAACCAGAACCAGAATTATCATTGCAAGAAAAATCTGATCAGATAACGGATCGAGAACTTGAAAAAGAAGAGCCAATTAAAGAAGAAAAAGAAAAAAAAATAGTTATACATAAAATACCTAAAAGCGTATCATGAGAAAAAATAAAAATATAGAGAAACATGGATTTAAAAAAATGAAATGTAAATATTGTAAACATACATCAAATAAAGTAGACAAAAGAACAACTGCATATACATGTTGGAAATGTACGTCTAAATATGTTGATGGGCAAATATTGGAATTATCAAAATAATTATCTATTATTAAAATAAATGTTAGAAGCACAACAAATAAAAGATAACTGGACTAAGTATCGAGAATCAGTTAATACGTTATTTCCTACTAGAAAAATAGAATTAAATAAATTATATGATGAATTCGAAGAAAGATTGGTATTTATGCCGGCGTCTTCCATGGCTCATTATCATAATGCATTTGCCGGAGGTTATATAGATCACGTGCTTCGAGTAATGGATTGTGCAGAAACTTTATATGAAGTTTGGTTTCATCAAGGTGCTGATATGTCAGGATATACTAAAGAAGAATTATTATTTTCTGCTATGCATCATGATTTAGGCAAATGTGGATTTCCTGGGCAAGGAAATGAAGTATATCAAACAGAGACTTCAGATTGGCATCGTAAAAATATGGGACGTTTATATAAACAAAATGAAAACATTCCTTTCACAATGGTACCAGATTTATCATTATTTTTACTTCATAAGTATAATGTAAATATGTCTTGGAATGAATATCAAGCTATTAAAATACATGATGGTATTTATGATGATGCTAATAAACCATATTTTATTTCAAGATCAGCTCAAGCTAAATTAAAAACAAATTTACCATTTATATTACATCATGCAGATCATATGGCAGCACAAATTGAATATGAGCGATGGAGAAATTATAAAAACGGAACACCTATTAAAACTTCTGAGAAATCTAAAACTACTAAATCTAATGCATTAAAGAATTTAGCAGAATCAAATCCAAATATAAAAGAATCTATTTCAGATATTTTTAGTTCATTTAAAGAAGATTAATTATGATATTACTAATTATTTTATGTATTATATTCGCAGTAGTTGCAGGATATATGAGTTATAGAGCATATATATTGGCTGGGTTATTAGCCGATACGGAAGATTATTACATTGATGTTGAGAAAACTAACATTTTTATGTATGATAAAATAAAAAAAGCATATGAAAATATGAAACAAATTGATCGTATCGGAGCATTTGAATCAGAAGACGAAGCGGGGACTACATTTGAAATGCTTAAACAAGTTATTGATGAATTAAAAGGAGATTTCGATGGGTCGGAAGAGAAAAAAGAGTAATAGATATTGGACTAAAATAACAGAATTATCTATTGCAGCATATAATAGAACAATAGATAATCCACAATTACGAGAACGAATATATAGAAGATTTGTTTATCCTGCTCTCATGAAATTAGCTGAAAATCTTATTAATAAAATGAAACCAGGTTATATTGATTCAACATTTAAAGATTTACAAACGGATTTAGTAACGTATCTAACCGCGCGGTTAGATAAATTTAACCCAGAAAATGGAAAAGCGTATTCTTATTATACAAGATCTTCATTTAATTATTTAATCGCAGAAAATCAAAAAGCATACGTTAAATTAAAACAAAAATCAGAACCTATAAATATTGATGAAAGCAGAAATGTATTTATTGAAATGCATAATAATGAAATGAAAATGACATTAAAATATTTTATGGATGCATATATAGAATATTGTCAAAACAATCTTAATTATATTTTTACAAATCAAGCCGATATACATGTAGCAGATTCAGTTTTACATATTTTTGAAACAAGAGAAAATATTGAAGAATTTAATAAAAAAGCATTATATGTATTTATAAGAGAGCGTACAGGATTGCAAACTAATAATATTACACGTGTAATTAAAATATTAAAACAAATTTACGAAGTTAAATTTAAGGAATATGAACAAACAGAATTCATAAAATTGCCATTTTGATATTTATATTTAAAGTATCATGATATGGATAATCAAGAAGAATTATTTAAAGGAGTTTCGTTTTCAGATTTAATGTCTGACGTATATCATAATTCCAAGAGAACATCTAGACAAATAAATCAATTAATTGGTCAATTACAACCATTAATACGTAGTTCCTCTGATGCAACTATAATCGTACCATTGATCAAAGAATATTTAGAAGTATCAGTTAAAAATGATGATCATTTAGTAAAATTAACTGCAATAGTACAACGATATATTTCAACTAAACAAACAATTGTTGGGTCTGATAGTTTATTATCAGATGAAGAAAAAAAGCAATTATTACAAATTGCAGATGATACCTTGACTGGAGAATTAGAATCTGAATTAAATTCAATCGAAGATGAAGAAAAACAATTACATAAAAAAATAGAATCAGCTAAAGATAAATTAAAAGGAGATTCTAAAAATGTTTGAATTTGGAGAAGTTATACCGTCTGATTATACTTACATATGTAAAACTCCGGAGAGTCAAACTTTAGGAGATAATTTATTTACTGTAAAAGTTCGTTTAAATAAAGATATTTATAATTCTAAACCGATTTATGCTCGGCCGTTGGATATTAATAATAAAAAAATACCATTAAATGGAGAGCAAGTTTTATTAATAAAAGCTCCAAATCAATATAGCCAAAATCGAGAATTAGGTGCATCGAGAAGTAATTGGTATTATATATCAACAATATCATTACAGTCTTGTATTTCGCATAATATGTTACCGGGTTTAGCAGGAAACTTAAAACAAGAAGAAATTGATAATACTAAATCAGGTGTAACATTTGATCAAACCGTATCAACAAGTCCATTACAACCATATGAAGGAGATACTATTACTGAAGGCCGACATGGTAACAGTATTAGGCTTGGTAGCACCTCTAAACAAGATGAAATAAGATACAATATACAACCTACATGGAATGGAGATAGTGTAAATGATCCTATTATTATATTATCAAATACATTAAAAAGACCAGCAGAAGATGAAACAAATAAAAAACAATTTATCGTTGAAAACATACAAACAGACGACTCTTCTTTATATTTAACTTCAAAGCAAAAGTTATCAGGATTTACATTAAATACACCTCTTAGAAATTATACTTCAGAATCATCTTTTGAAACCTCGCAATTTATAGGAGTTGCAGATAGAGTTATATTAAAAGCAAAAAAGGATATTATAATATTAGATGGTAAAAAATCAGTTGTAATTAATACAGATGAGTTAAAACTAGGTCATGACAAAGCTAATGAACCAATGGTACATGGTATTGAATTAGCAACAATATTAAAAGAGTTAATAGCAATAATTCAAAAACCTAGAGAGGGCGGAGGATTATCTATAGCATTTAAAAAACCTGTTTTATTAGAATTATCTCAATTATCTACACGTGTAGATAATATAAAAAGTGGGAAATTTTTCATATCAAAATAAACTAAAAAAAAAATAATATTATGGCAGTTACACCACCTTTAGACAGAATTCCAACGATACCAAATAAACTAATGGAGTTGATTATTGAACAAATAAATAAACAATTAGATAAAATTCAATCTGATACAACAAGTTTATTAAAAGAAACTATAAAATTACCCGTTGATTGTAAATGTGATGATCCTAGGATAAAAAAAGCAAAAGCGACATTAACTGATCTCAATAACGGAATTCAAAAATTACAAACTGAGGTACCGCCTGTTATAGAAAAAGTACAAAAAGCCATGCAAGTTGCAGCTACAGCTGCTGCAGCTATAAAAGCTGCGCAATTCATGACTCC